GTTAGACGGTCTACAGGCTAGTGCGTTTATTAACACCTCTAGTAAAAACGCGTCAGGTTGGCACAAGTGCGCTACGACTGGCGTTATTATACAGTGGGCAAGAATATACGTTACTGCTAATAGTACTACATATTGGACATTTCCAACAGCGTTCCCATCAGCTTGTAGGAGTATATCTGCAAATCAAGAGTCGAGTAACGCAGGTATTGGTGATAACTCTCAGTTTTATAGTATTAGTAGAACTGGTGCAACATTAAGAAACGGTTGGAATAGCAGTGCGACATATTTTACCGTATTTGCAATAGGATATTAAAAATGAGTAATACAGAAATCTACGCACACGTTGATGAAAACGGGGTTTTACAAGGATGGTATGATACGGGTATCTTCAATTTAGAAGATATTCCAACTCCTAGGATTTTAGTATCTAAGGATCAACACCAAATAGCACAAGAACATTGTCACAATAAAGTATTACCTGATGGTACTACCTTATTTGAGGATACGAGATCAGTTGAAGAAATTTCAAAGCATGACCAAGAAGTTGTAAATGAGCAATCAAGAGCTTATTTAGCCAATACAGATTGGTATGTGATCCGTTTCCAAGAAACTGGTGAAGCTATACCACAAGAAATACTCGATGAACGTGCAGCAGCACGAGATAGAGTAATTTAAACTAACGGGGGTATCTCTTGGTACCCCTTAACTCTCTGAAGGATAAACTTATGTCTATTACATTTGAACTATTAGAAACATTTACAGGCACTCGTGAAAATGATATGCCAGACCCAGATAACGAAGGTCAAACTACAACAGTCATTCAAGATAATGTCCGTGACATCCAAGTAAGGTTTACTTGTGGTGACTCTGGATGTACTCATGAACGCTCTGTTAACGTCGTCTTTGACTCTGAAGGTAACTATGATGAAGCAGCTACATTAGTACGCTGTGAAGAAGTTGCTAGAGGTGTTAAAGCTAAGATGGAATGTGGTGCTATAGTTGCACCTGAATAAACTTAAACTAACAAGAGGATAACAATAATGGAAAACAATCAACAACAAATTCACATCAACGCAATGATTCAATCTTTAACTTCACAAGTTACTAACCTATCAGCACAATTAGCTGATGCTCAAGGCGTTATTGCAGTATTGCAAGACGAACTTAAAGGTAACGAAGAAGCCCCTGAAGGTGAACTAGCGGATAAGGTTGTAAACTAAAGGTACTAATAATGTCTGATGATGCACGTTTTGATAGGCTTGAAGCCAAGATAGATAAGCTCACAGATGCAGTTACACAGATAGCTAGGGTCGAGGAGAAGATCCTAGCGTCTAACCAACGTTTAGATAGAGCAGAAGCTAGGCTGTCAAAGGTCGAAGAAGAAGTAGAAGAAGTTCAAGAAATTGCTCGCAAGAACTCAGGTATAGCTAACTTTGCAGATAAGGTGTTTTGGTTAGCTATGGGTGTAATCGCTTCTGTGGTTTCATTTTTAATTAGAGAATAGAGGGTGTTATGGAATCGGTAATTAATATTGCAACTGAAATACTTAAGTATGAAGAAGGTTTTAGAGAAGGAGTATATCACTGTAGCGAAGGTTACCCTACAGTAGGTTATGGTATTAAGGTAGGTTACAAGGACCAACCATTAGATGATTACCGAGAATTCCCTAAGATCCCCGAGAGTGTAGCAAGTGCATGGCTCTCAGAGCTCCTCTACGGCATCCTAGAGAGCTTAAAGAAAGATCCTGACCTTACCTACGTCCTAGAGTTAGATGCTGTTAGAATGGGCGTAGTGATATCTATGTGTTACCAGGTGGGTGTAAGTGGATTCAAGAAGTTCTACAGAACCAATAGACTTCTTAAGCATGGGTTTTACTATGAGGCATCCGTTGAGATGTGTGATAGTTTATGGTTTAAACAAACACCTAATCGTGCTAAGAGACATAGCTCTATGATTGAGACTGGTGTTTTAAGTAAAGAGTATAAAGTATGATTAACATATTAGGTAAACTCTTTGGTTCAGATAAGATTATCAAAGCAGGTATTGACTTGATTGATGACATGCATACATCTACCGAAGAAGAAATAGTAGCAAAGACTAACGCTAAAGTTAGTTTGTTACAAGCGTATGCACCCTTTAAGATAGCACAACGCTATATAGCATTAATATTTACTGGTATCTTTTCATTCATAATGTTGAATGGGGTACTAGGTTCCTTATATGGGTTTATAGATTTAAAGGCAGTAGAAGATGCTAAACAGTTTGCTAACTCAATGTGGTTAGGAGAGATTATGCTAACTATTGTTGGGTTTTACTTTGGTGGTGGTTTAGCTGAGAGTATTAGAAATAAATCTCGCTAGTCCCTATTAGAGAAACTAACTGTATATATCCTATAAGTATTCTATGGAGGTAAGCTATGGCAGAACAAGTATTGCCAATCTCACAATTACATACAATGGGTTTAATTAAAGATACTCCTCCTATAGCATTACCCCCTAATGCTTTTAGTGATGTTCTTAATGTAAGATTTAATAACGGTGGTGTTAATAAGATTGAAGGTGAGAGGAAGTTATTCCCTACACTAACAGGTCTTACAGGTAACATCATCCATATAGCTTGGTGGGCTAACCCAAACTTAACACCAACTAATGGCTACTATATTGTAGTCACTGATGATGGAACATTAGATCGTATATATGTAATACGTGCTACTGATGGTGCTATTAGAGATTTAGGTATAGAGTTACCTAGAGGTGGTACATGGCAGCATACGGTATACCAAGGGGGTTATGCAATAATCCTAAACAATGGTATTACTAGACCTATGTATATACTAGATTCCACTGGTAATACAGATATGTCTGAACTAGATGCATTTGAATTACCAGGATGGGATAGCTACTACACTAACGAAGTAGCGTTCAACGATATCTTTGACCCTGCTATCCACATAACAGAGTTTGACTTAGGTAGGTATGTAGACTTTACCTTAGAAGAAGTTATCGTTACAGTTTATGATGGTGATGATAAGTCTAAGAAGTTCTCAAAGACACTAACTTCTGAAACAACTATTGACCAGTGTACACTTTCATTTGATGAGAGAACTAATACACATATCGTCACTATAGCTACAGCTCCAGGTGGAAACCCACCATTTACAGAGTTCTTAGAATCAAGTGACCAAGTATATGTCACTATACGTTCTATAGGAACTGTACAGGTTCGCTGTGGTGTTATACGTGCATGGGGTGATACTTTAGTTGCAGGTAATCTTAAAGAGATTAATGCACCTCTAGTAAGCTCAGTAAATGCTACAAACAATACAATTACATTCTCTTCTGAGCATGGTCTTTCTATAGGTGATGTGCTTTATATAAAAGAACCTGCAGCAGCAGAAGGTCTGTACACAGTATCTGATACACCTAGTAGTACTACAGTAGAGGTTAATGATTTACCTGATGGTGCTTCATACTCAACAACTAGATACACTATAGTCTCTAGTGGTACGGCTATCCGTAACCAACCTGGTGTTGTACGTATTTCAGATGTTGCTGCCCCTGGGGGTATTCCTCACAACTGGAATCCATACTCAGTAGGTGTGTCTACAGCAGAAGAATTCACACTGGCTACTACAGGTGTTGTTCAGGACCTTGTACAGATGCAAGGTAACTTGTACGTCTATACAAACAACTCTATACACGCTTTACAGAAAACAGGAAGTACATCTATACCTTATACTTCTGGAATCATTACAGATACCCATGGTGTCTTATGTACTGGTGCTGTCCATGAGTTTAAGGGTAGACATATAGTTGTAGGTTCTAATGATATCTATGAGTTCTCAGGGCACCCTGCAAGTATTCAATCATTATCTGATGGTAGAGTTAGGGATTACTTCTTTGATAATGTAAACCCCTCAGCTGTAACATCAACAAGACTATTACTAAACCCTGCTCATGATGAAGTTTGGTTATGTTACTCTACAAAAGGTAGTGGTAATAATAGACTAAATGAAGTGTTGATGTGGAACTACAATTCTAACGTGTGGTCACGTAGGGTTGTATCTGATGGTAGTACAGTAGTTATTGCTAACACTAAGAAAGTTATTGATGGTGCTTTACAGAATGATGTAGATGCAAGTGTACTACGTCCAGTCTTTGCAGTTAACCAAGAGATATATGGTGTAGATATTAAAGGTCACTATAAGACTATAGCTGATACTAATTATGAATCATACATTGAACGTAAAGAAGCTCCTCAGTCTCCTGAGTTTGATACAGAGTATCTTACTTCTGTTTCACTATGGGCATTTAAAGATATTGAAGATTCAATTAATTTAGATTTAAGATTTAGAAATACAGATAACCCTGGAGATTCTATAGATTTAACAACAAACTTAACAGCATCTAAGGATGTTGGGTTTGTAATTGGTGAAGATTATAAAGCTGATGTACGATTAAGTGGTCGCTTTATGTCCTTTAGGATTACAGACAATGATGAAGTTGGTGAACTATGGGGTATCACAGGTATGCAGTTTACGATTAATAAAGGAGGTCGTAGGTAATGGCTATTATTAGACCACCAGTTACAGGTGATATGTCCTTAGACGCATGGATGGACCAGATTACAAAGCAAGTCTCACTAGCATCTCAAACAGCAGATGCAGTAGCTACATCTCAAGCATTAGCTTCAGGTCTCAATCCTGTTAATGCAGTAACACTGGTTTTATACAAACGTTATACAACTAATACTCTACCTGTCTCTGAAGAAATAAGTGTAGAGACTATCTATGAATACTCTAGTGGTGTTCTTACAAACAGTGATAATCAATCTACTACAAACTTCAGTGGGTGGTCTAGGTCTATACCAGATATCTCTAATGGTGATTACTTATATGCATGTCAAGTTAACATTGCAGATGTAGCACCTACGGAGAATATAGCAGCTACAGATTGGTCTACACCAGTCTTAATAGCTACAGCTAATACAGAAGGTATTGATGGTTTTAATAATGCTACGGTAACTTTATATCAACGTACAAGTAGTGCTACTTCACCTGATGACCCTTTAGGTACTTTAACTTATAACTTTGCTGAAGGTTCTTATACAAGAACAGTAACGAATGATGGTTGGGTTAGTATTGATAACTTAAGTTCTGGTGACTATTTATGGATTGCTACAGCAGGTGCAACATCTCGTGGAGCTACTTACGATATTGCTACAACAGAGTGGACAGTTTCTGGATTATCTGTAAATGGTATTGATGGTATTGATGGTACTAACGGTAGGTCTTCTGCTGTATTACTGATATACAAGAGAGCTACTACAGAACCTACAGCACCCACTGGTGGTTCATTTAACTTTGGAACATCAACACTTACTCCTCCTACTGAATGGTCTATTAGTATACCAACAGGTGATGACCCTGTATATGTATCACAAGCTATTGCATCTGTTATAGGTCAGAGTGGAACAGATAGTTCTATTGCTTGGGACCAACCTAAGTTAGCTTTCCAAAACGGTAATGATGGTATTGACGGTGAAGACGGTGCTATAGGTAAATCTTTGTTTGAAGGATTTATATTTAAACGTAGTGCTACTACACCTACAGCACCGATTGGTGGTCAGTTTGACTTTACTACAAATGTACTGACACCACCTCCAGGTTGGTTTGTAGACATACCAGATGGGGATGACCCTGCATGGTTATCTACAGGTTTGTTTAGTGTCTTTGGAGATACAGGTATTGATAACACAGTTACTTGGACAGACCCTACTAAGTCTTTTGATAATGGTTTAGATGGTCAACCGGGCACTGATGGTTTGTCAGTATATCAATTTAATATATTTATAAGAAGTACTACTGTACCGGACACACCTAATGGTGGGTCTTATGACTTTACAAACAACACTGCAATTACACCTACAGGTTGGTCCGAAACTATACCTGCAGGTTCTGACCCTATTTACGTTTCAACAACTACAGCTAGTGTAAGTGGACCTACAGGCGTTGATGATAGTCTTACATGGATTGACCCTGTAGAGTTAGTACGTAATGGTATTGATGGTGTAGATGGGACTAACGGTGTATCTACCGCTTTAGTATCTATATTTAAAAGAAGTGGCACAGTCCCTACCACACCTACTGGTGGTTCATTCAACTTCTCTACATCGTTACTAACACCACCCTCAGGTTGGTCCTCTAGTATCCCGACAGGTACAGACCCTGTATATGTAGTTCAAGCTATGGCCTCTGTTGAAGGTAATACTGGTATAGACGCTGTACTATCATGGGGTGATGTAGTTGAGTTAGCTCGTAACGGAACTAACGGTGTAGATGGAGATGATGCTAAGTCTTTGTTTGAAGGACTTATCTTTAGACGTAGTGCTACAGAACCTACAATACCTGTAGGAGGTCAGTTTGACTTTGGTACTAATACACTGACACCACCTACAGATTGGTATGTAGACATCCCCAGTGGTGACGAACCTGCTTGGATGTCTCAAGGTCTATTCCAAACCTATGGTGATACAGGTATAGATAATACAGTTACTTGGTCAACACCTACTAAGTCTTTTAGTAATGGCCTTGATGGTGGTCCGGGTGCTGACGGTAATTCTGTTTACCAGTTTACAATATACTTACGTAGTGCCACAGCACCTTCAACACCTACTGGTGGTTCATATAACTTCAGTAGTAATACAGCCGTAGTACCTACAGGTTGGTCCGAAACTATACCTGCTACTGATGGAAACCCTTTATATACATCTACAACTACTGCATCTATTAATGGGGCTACAGGTACTGATGCTTCTCTAACATGGTCCACACCTTCAGAGTCCTTAAAGGATGGAGTGGATGGACCACCGGGACCACCGGGAGATCCGGGACCACCGGGAGATCCGGGTAATGATGGAGATCCTGCACCTAGATATACTTCAACTCGTTTGTGGTATGAAGGTGATGGCACACAACCGAGTGCACCTACAGCTACTATAACTTGGTCTAATGGTGTTATTAGTAATTTACCGTCAGGTTGGTCTGGAACAGGACCTACTATTGATGCTAATGGATCTACTATTGCTTGGTTCTCTGATATAACTTTTTCCGAACCTACTGGAGAAGCTGCTACATCTAACGGTACTGGTACTACTCCACAACGAGCTATTAACTTTGATGGTATAGTTACATTTACTAACAGTAACACTATAAGTGACGGCACTACATCTCAAGCATTTGGATCTTTAGCAGGTGCTAGTAGTGTTGACTTAAGTACTCAAGTGTCAGGTACCCTTAGTGATACCAATGCAGCAGATACACTAAAGAACTCTAATGTAACTAAAGCAACTGTTGGTGCTAATGCAGTGTATAGACAGAATGCTATACCTACATCAGGAGTTATTGCAGGTGATATCTGGATAGATACTAATGATAATAACAAGGTGTATGTTGCAGCTAGTACTGGTTCTAATCAGATTACATCAGGTGAGTGGACATTAACTCAAGACTCTGCAGGTGCAGCTAGTGCAGCTAGTACAGCTCAGGCTACAGCTAATACAGCTAACACTGCAGCAGGTACAGCACAGACTACAGCTAACAGTAAGAACTCTATATTTAGACAGATAAGTACACCGTCAGCTAATAAAGCAGGGGATATCTGGATTGATACTGATGATAATAATAAAGTCTATATATCTACAGGTACAGGTACAGGTAACTGGGTTGTTGAAACTGGTATTAATAATACATCAATATCATTATCTAACAGTGGTGCTTTGACTGTTGGTAGTATAAGTTTAGGTGGTGTGACTTATAGTGGTTTAGGTAATGTACCTAAAGCTCAACTACCTAATGTAGCTGAAGCTATTAATGAGAATACAACTACTATTGATGGTGCTAAGATTACTACAGGTTCTCTTGCAGCTAATCGTATTGATGCAGCTAGTGGTAACTTTAATGTCGCTAACATACCTGATCTGAATGCTAATAAGATTACAGCAGGGACTATAGCTGCTGCTAGGTTAGACGCTGACACTATTACATCTAAGGTACTTAGTGTTGATTGGGCTAAGATAACTAATGTAGAGGTTGAAAGTGCAGATATAAAAGACCTTGCTGTATCTACTGCTAAGATAAAAAATGCTGCTATCAGTACACTTAAGATTGGTGAGAATCAAGTCACGCTACCTAACTCTGTATTTTCATCTGGCTCTACTGCTGCAGGTAACTCATCTGGTACATCTACAGAGTATACAGTACAACAAATAACAGTAACTACAACTGGTGCTCCTGTTCTTATAACATTCTTTGGTGTTTATGCATTAGCTGCAGGGTTTGGTAACGCCTCTTGGGTTAACCTAAAGTTATATAGAGACACTTCAGAGTTAAGAAACTATGGTGAGATCGGTAGAAACCCAGTTGAGTTAACTACACAAAGAGGTTCTGTTGCAGTGGCATTTAAAGATACACCTGCTGCAGGTACTTACACTTACTATGTAAAATGTAGTGGTAGGACTGGGACAATGACTAGTAGGTCTTTAAACACATTAGAGGTGAAACGATGAAGAACTTTATTGTATATGATAATAAAGGTGTAATCTTACGTACAGGTACATGTAGTGATATTGATTTAGAACTACAGTCTAATAACGATGAGTTTGTTATGGAAGGTATTTGTGAAGATTCTGATAACCATACAGTAGTTAACGGTCAGTTAATCTACACACCTAAAGTACCTACAGTAGATGAGGTTCAGGATGAAATAAGAGAAACTAGAAACTACAGATTAAGAGCTAGTGACTGGACTCAAATGCCTGATGCACCTCTAAGTGACTCTAAAAAACTAGAGTGGGCTACATACCGACAACAACTACGGGACTTACCAAGTCTTTACTTAAATGAAACAGATATAAACAACGTAGTGTTCCCTGAGAAACCTTAGGGGCACTACACGAGGACATTTATGTATACAGGAATACTATTAAAACCTGATGAGGTTCTATCTCATTGGATAATTCTAGAACCTTATATTAAAAACTTTCTTGATAAAGGTAATGGAGAGAGTACTTCATTTGATATAGGACAGAAAGCTATTAACAACCTATATCAAGTGTGGGTTGTACAAAACAAAGATAAAGATATTGTTGGTGTTGCTGTCACTAAGGTTGACACATACCCACAGCATAAATCTTTACATATCTTAGGACTCTCTGGGGAGTTTTGGGATGAATGGAAACATTTGCACAACACATGCTTTGAACCTTTCGCTAAGTTACATGGGTGTTCTGAGGTTACTATTTGGGGTCGTAAGGCTTGGACTAGGAAACTAAAAGAACTTCAAGGGTCTAATGGTGAGACCTATACTGAGAAGCATGTAATCATGTCTATGAAATTAAAACAGGAGAACCATGATGGTTGACCAATTTGAAGTTAATAACTTATCAGTAGGTCTAGACTACCTACCTAAAGAAGTGTCTAAACTAGTAAACAAGAATATATGTAATGGTGGAGGTGGTGGTGGTACAACTACTACAGAATTAGACCCTGATATTAAAAGAGCTATCTTACCTGGTATTCAGAAAGTATCTGATATGTATGGTACTGGTGAGTTTGATAAAGTTGCAGATCAAGAAGCTGCTCGTAAAGCATTACAGACACAACAAGACTTAGCAACTAAATCTTTGTCTGAAGGGTTAGGTACTCAGAATCTATTAAATGAGATGCGTAATACTGAAGGTAGTTTATTAGCAGGTTCTCAAGGAGCCCTAGGTTCTGCTCGTGGAGACAGAGCTCGTGAAGCTGCTTTAGTAGATCGAGGTATGCAGTTATCTCAAGCAGACTTAAATGTTAAACAACAAGCTGCTGATGCGTTAGGTAATATTGCAGGTCAAGAACGTCAGCTTACTCAAGAACAATTAGACGCTCCTTTACGTGGTTCTGAAAGATACTTCGGTATGTTAGCAGGTGCTCCTCAAGGTTCTAAGACTACTCAAACTGGAGGTAAGTAATGTTACAACCGTATCAACAACGTCAGCATAATCCTATAGAACAAGCTCAAGGTAACCCAATCCTAGGGACCCTTGGGACTATTGCAGGTACTGCTGCTGGGGCTGCTATGGGTGGTCCTGCTGGGGCTGCTATTGGTGCTTCTTTAGGTAGTCAACTAGGTAACGTAGCTTCTGGAGCTCCTATCGACCCAGCTCAGATGGCTATGTCAGGTATATCCTCTGGGTTATCTGCAGGTAGTAATGCTGCTAGTGAAGCTGCTAAGGGTTTAGATGCTGCTAAACAAAGTGCTGTGTCTGCAATGGCTAAATCTGGTGTAGACTCTGCTGCTCACAAGGCAGCTATTGAACAGGTAAAACAAGCAGGTATGAAATCTCTGGAAGCTCAAGGTTCTATACTTAATGACCCATTTGGTAAAGCAGCTAGACAAGTTAAGTCTGTATTTATGGCTGATGGTGGTCAAGTTAAGAGTAAGAAGCAAGACCTTAAGCGTGATAAAGATGGTAACTATATCCTACCTGCTAACTTTGACTTTAGTAAGTTAGAGCGTATGTCTGAGAATGAAAGACAAGAAAGAGCTAACCTAGACCAACAACTTAAAAGTAAAGCCCAGTATAAAGCTGATGGTGGTCAAGTCAATTCACCACTCGCTAAGTTTGATATTAATAACTTAAAAGATATGAAATCTGGTGATAGAGATAGATTGTTAATGATGGGGTTATTACCGTTATTGACTGGTGGTAATATGTCTATGATGGGTGGCTTAGGTGCTCAAGCTTTGAACCTAAGTAAAGGTGGTATGGCTGGACCTTTAAACGGCTGTGATGACCCTGCATATAAAGCTTGTGGTGGTATGGCTAAGAAAAGATACTAGGAGTAATATATGTCAGTATCTAATGAAGATCTTCAATATCTATTAAGCCTAGGGTTAACCGAGGAACAAGCACTAGCTGCATTAGGTGCTCCACCTATTGACTCACAAGCTATTGCTTCAGGTGTATCATCTGGTTTAGAGATACAACCTCAAGTACCTACTATAGGTCAAACCATATCAGATCAGATAGTTTCTACAGGTAATAATGTTGAAGCACAAGAAGCGCAAGCTAGACTAGATGAGTACGGAAGAGACTCTTCAGACTCTAGTGTAAGGGGCGATGCAAGTCCTATACCATTAACAGGAGACCAGTCTGTTAGTATCACTCAAGATATTCTAAACAGTAATCCAGATGTTGCAAACTACTACGGGTCTAACCCTAATGCTACTTTAGATAGTATCTTACCAGATGTTATTGCTCCTCCTCCAGGCTCTATAGATGTAAGCATTATGCCTATTCAAGATGATATCTTTGGTACTGACTATGGTGATGGTGCAACTATGAGTACTTCACCTACTTCAGGTGGTATAGGTGACTTTAGTGATAATGTAACTACCCCTATTGAAGAGCAGTATGGTGAGCAAGTTACATTTGATACATCAGGTAATGTTGTAACTGGACCTCAATCAGGCACTCCAGGTATACCAATATCTTCATTACCTGGTGTAGGTGGGTTAGAGAATACTCAATACAGCCCAAGGAAGAAGATAGGGTTTCGTGAGAGAACTGATATCCCACCTGTAGGTAACGATATAGGTTCACCTCCACAGAATACTGTACCTACTTCACCAACAGTTGAACCTGATATAGGAGTACCTCCACCGACTACACCTCCCCCTCAGCCTAACACTGTAGGTGGTGGTTATAGTAATAGTGGTGGTTCTACATTACCAGTGTCAAACGTAGGATCGTTTCAACAAACAAATGAACCCCCAGTAAGTTTTGGTAACACTCAAAGTACAATAGCATATAGGTCTAGTGGTGGTTTAATACTAGGAGACCCTATGCCTGGTTATAAGGGTAGAGGAAGATGATATGAATTTAAAGAAAGTAACACAAAAGAATGCTGATGGTTCATCTATCTCTTATGAGTTTGATGTTCCAAAGATGCAAGATATACCAGACCACCCAGGGGACCCTAAGGGGACTGATACAGTGCCTGCATGGTTAACCCCTGGTGAGTTTGTAATGAATGCTGAGGCTACTCGTATGTTTGAGCCACAGATTGAAGCAATGAATAATGCTGGTAGGGCTGTACAGAAGTCTCAAGGTGGTACTATACCTCAGTATAAAGCTGATGGTGGTATGGCTAGTTTTAGAGATGATACTGCTTCTAATGCTACGGTACAAATACCAATGACATCTGATGGTACTGTAACACCGTATAACATTCCAGCAGACACTGGTGGTAATATTAACGATGCTATCTACCAAGCTATGTCTAATCCTGCACAGCAGAAGTTTACTTATAAGCCTGGAGAGACTAATGATCGTAATCAGAATATCTACAACCAAGCTTATGAGGGTAAGATAGATTTAGATACAGTTCCTAATGCTACTCCTTTTGATAAGTCTATTGTACTACAGGCTATGCAAGATAGTGAGTTTGCTAGTACTCCTCCAGAAGATTATGAAGTTCAAGGTGTTGGTGAGGTTGAACCTCCAACATTGTCAACAGACCAATTACTTAATAACTTAAATGTTAAAGAAGAAGCAATACCTTCTCCAACACAATCACCAGAGTTAGGTTCTTATAACCAAGTACCACCAGTTAGTGCCCCTGGTTATATTGAAGATAACGCTAATGTTACTAGTGAGTTACTAAGTGAACGATACAGCGATCTAAGTAGGCAGCAACCAGCAACACCTTCACAAATCCCAAGTGCTATGGATGGTGTACCTGACCCTAATTCACTATCACCTATGAATGTACCTTCTAGTTTTGAAGATAACTTAGGTAGCTTTAGTCTTCCTGGATTTAGTTTAGATAACTTAGGTAAACCTGGCATCCCTGGTTCAGGTCAAGTTGCTACTCCTGATTCACTATCACCTATGTCAGATGGAGGGTTTTTAAATTCTATACTAGACTTTATGAAATCAGGTAATACTCCTGAGATTAATCAAAGACAACGAGCAGCTGACCTTGACCCAGGGAGTATAGTACCTTCTGGACAAGAGCAAGTTCGTGCTGACCAGGTTAATCAAGATTATATTGAAGGTGAGATAACTAAAGAAGAAAGAGATGCTAAGCTTCTTAATGTTGCAGACTCTGAATTACTTAACACTAGTAATAAAGTTACAGTTACTCAGGGTAAATTAGATGAACTTAAAGCTAAACAACAAAGAGCTAAAGAGATTGGTGCAGATACTACAAGTATAGATGCTGAGATAAATAAAACTGAAGAAGAACTTAAAGATTTAGGAAGCCCTTCAGATAACAAAACAAAAGCTGTCTCAAACGCTATAGCTGCAACAGAAGGTGAGCCTAATCCAGGTAATGATAATAAGACATCTAAAGAAGTAGAAACCGCTGGTAGTGATGTTAAAGATACAGACCCAACTATGTGGGAGAAGGCTAAAGGTTTTATCTACGATGCATTCGATGAAGTCTTAGATACCAAAGGTCTCACACAAGCTGCTTTATTATACTTAGGCTCTCGTGCTTTAGGGTACTCCCACGGAGGTTCTCTTAACTACGTAGGTAAAGCTTATGCACAGCAGATAGGTAACAAACTTAAAGCAGCAGACAAAGCTTCTGTATCTAATAAGTTTACTAAAGAGTCTGTTGAGAAGTACCGTAAGACTGGTAATGTCTCTGACCTTAAAGCTATGTCTAGTTGGTCTGATGATAAGACTAACATCTACGTTAACAATGCAGGTAAAACATTTAATGTTGTATCTCAAAAGTCAGCTGATGGTAAGATTAGACATATCAATGTGGACACTGGTCAACCTATAGATATCCGTAAGTTAGAACTTAATGAAGATAGAACTGCTAGGGTAGCTAGTAATAGTAAGCGTTCAGCTGGTATTGCAGATGCAGAGTATAAAGCTAGGATTCCTAAGGATATGCAAGAATCTATGAGAGCTCGTCTACCAACCCCTGAAGCTATTGGTAACGCAACATCTACTAAGTTTATAGAGATGGGTTTAAATCCAGCTCAAGCTAATAAGATA